CAACCAAAGTTGTTTGACCATCTTTAAGAGCAATCAAATCAGCAAGTCCTGTACATCCACAATTCTTAAATACTTCATAACCATTATCCCATAACCAAGTTACAGCATAATATTCAGCCATGTCTCCTTTTCTACTATCGCAATGTTTAGTGTGTTTCACTCCAGTTACCTCCTATTTTATACTCTCCGTCAAGAGGACATCTAAGATTAAAATGTTCTCCGGCTTTTGTAATACTATCAACAGCAAACTGACCTATAAAATCAGCTTGTTCTTTAGGCACTTCTATCTGCCACTCATCATGAATATTAGCAACAAATTTATAAGGTACTGCATTTAATCTTAAGACATCATCTAAAATAGATAATGCTTTCTTCATAACTATAGCACCTGCTCCTTGAAGCAAAGTGTTAAGAGCAGAATGAGCATTACGTATGTAAAGCTTTCTACCATCTATACCTTTAAGATATTTTTTTGAAGCTGCTCTTTGTACCCTATCTCTAAGTGATTTAAATGCAGGGTTATTATCGAAGAAATATTCTCTAGCTCGTTTACCATCTGCTGTATTTCCTTGAACCACTTTTCCAAGCTTTTCATCTCCTGCTCCGTACATGAGGGCATAGATGAATGTCTTCGCCTGATTTCTTGATTTAAGTTTTGCAGCTCTTTGATTAGCTGTGTGTATGTCTCCATCTAAAATCTCCTTGATATAAGTTTCATCATTCATATAGTGTGCTAACATTCTTAGTTCTAAACCACTAGCATCGACTCCAAGTAATACATTACCATCATCTACAATCCAACATGCTCTGCATTCTGAACCATAAGGGCTGTGAACTGAAGGTACTTGTGCCATGTTCGGACTTCTGTGTGTCATTCTACCGGTGATAGCACCATTAGGTATAACAAAACCATGAACACGACCATCATCTTGTACAGCTTCAACCCAAGAATCAACTTGAGCTATACGTTTTTGAAGCAGTAAGAAGTCTGCTATAAGTTTAGCCTCACGAATATGAGTCACTTCTGATAAAGTTTTTTCATCTACAATAGGCTGACCTGTTGGAGTAAACCTATCAGGTTTCCAACCAAAGTCCATGAGGTATTCCCCAATCTGTTTACGACTACCTAGATTAAAGTCTACTAATTGTTTCCTCATAAAGGGAGACATGTCTTGAGTAGTAATACATCTATCATACTCATCATCAGTAAGACCACGTTTAGATAAGTCTCCATCTTTTTTAATGTAAGGAGTTACTAGCTTATCATCTACCCATTTAGGTTTAAATGTATTGTGTACTTCATCTTCAATCTGTTGAGATGTTTCTCTAAGATTTGCAAGAAGAAGTAAAGCAGATTCCATATCAAATTTAAATCCGTTCTCTTCTTGTTTCTTCATAACTCTAGCAACATCTTGTTCAAGTTCAATTGATTGTTTACTAAAACCTTTAGACTCATTACGAAGTTCTTTATATACTAAAGTATTTAACTGAACATCACGAACACAATAGTCTAACATTTCTGAAGAGTAGTTAAGATAATCTTCAAACTCAATCTTAGATAGACCAAGTTTATATCCCCACTTCTCAAGACTGTGTCCACCTTCTCTGGTAGGATTAAATAATCTAGATAGAACAAGTGTATCTATAACTTCTTTATTACTTAAGTTTATATTACCAAACTTTTCTACTAAAGGAATATCAAATCCTATAATGTTATGACCTATTAATCTATCTGCTTTAAGCAAAAGCTCATAGCCTTCTTGCAAGTTGCTTGGAGGAAACTTAAATATCTCTCCAGAGTTTGCATCTTGTGCTACAAGACAATGTATTAAAGTTGCTTTAAGGTCATCGGTTTCTATGTCAAATACTAAATCCATAATTAAAATGCCTCATCTAAACTATCATCAAAGGTAATATCTTCATCTGTTAATTCAGATAGTCTACCTGTTTCAGAATTATAAACAACTCTAGCAGCCATACCTACATCACCAGTATACCTAGACTTAAGAACTCTTAGTCTAGTAGTCCTAGCTTCTTCAGGGTCATCTGATTGTTGATTTCTTTCTAGTGCAATAACACAATCACTAAGTTGTCCGATACTATTAGAACCTCTAAGATGAGATAGAGAAACCTCTATACCATTCTCATGTCCTTTATTACCATCAACTCTACGTAAGTGTGAAACTAAAATGATACCTGCACCTGTCTCTTCTACCAAACTTCTAAGTCTAGTCATGATAGAATCAATAGCACGTCTTTCATCTCCTTCATGCACAGCACTGACTAACATGTGTAAATGGTCAACGACCACCCACTTGCAATCACATCCTATAATCATGAATCTAAGTTTAGTAAAGATATCATCAATGTCATTCGTACCAAAGTGTGAATGAACCCATACTCTATTCTTGTTCTCACCATCATAAAGTATATCAAACATCTTATCTAGTTCTTCTTTAGAAAACTTCTCACGTTCTTGGTCAACGTATAACCTAGCGTTAGCTTCAATAGATAAGATACCATCAATAGTTCTTCTCCAATCTTCTTCTAGTGCTATGATACCTACGTTATCTGTAGTGTTCTTAATAAGATGATGTTCAAGTTCTCTTGTAACACTTGACTTACCAAGACCAGTACCACCTGTAAGTGTGACCAGTTCTCCTGCTCTAAGACCATAGAGTTTCTTGTTCAATCCTTCATAAGGATAAGGTACGCTTTGTTTCTTCTCACGATTATGAAACTTCTCACGCTGTTCAGAAACATTTATAACACCAGAAGGTGTATAAACTTTACTAGCCCACCAAGCTTCAACAAACTCTTTATGCTTGTTGTTTCTTAGCATATCGTTAGGGTCTTTCCAACCATTAGGAAGCGTAACTATTCTAGCTTTCCCGGGCTTGAAAAGTCTAGCAACTTTTATACTAGCTTCTTGTCCTGCCTTATCTTTATCAAAAGCAATGATAACATTTTCAAAGTCATCAAAGAACTCTAAGCTTTCCTTGATATCTCTGACTGCACCATTTGCTCCACGCTTAATAGATACTACAGCCCACTTAGAACCAAGCAGTTCATAAGCAGCCATAGCATCACACTCTCCTTCGGTAATGGTAATATACTTACCACTCTTGAAAAGTTGTTGACCAAACAAACCTGTATCATTATAAGTACCAGAAATATAAAAGTCTTTGTCTCTACAATTTCTAGTCTTAGTAGCTGATAGCTCATGTCCATTATAATAAGGATAGAAATGTTTAACTACATTACCTTGTAAGTCATGTACACATTTAACTCCATATTTTTGTGCAGTATTAACTGAAATTTTTCTATCAGTTAATGCTGAGAACTTTCCTTCATCTACCATATCAGGTTTTTTAGTTGGTGTTGTTGTTGTTTGCATATCCTTTCCTCCACATGCTTTAGTATAGCTAGGCATAAACTCGCCACAACTGAAACACTTTGCTGAATCATCTTCATTGACTCCTACAGCATCACTGCTTCCGCAAAGTGGACAAGGTTGATGTAGCTTATCCCAAGTTTTATCCATGTTAGCCCTCACTATTAATTAAGATTCGTCTGAATCTTCTACAACTTCTTCTTCTTGTTCCTCTTGTTCTACTACTGCTTCAGGACTTTCCTTTAGCACAGCTTCAAGATTATTTTGATGTCCTTGTGAAGCATAGTTTAAAGCTTCGACCAGTACATTCAACGTGCCTATCTTACTGATAGATACATTAGCACCTGCTCTCTTCTGCTCATCTTCAATCTTTGAAACATCATAGACTGCTTCGCCATCATCATTTTTAATAGTAATAATCATATTAAAATTCCTCGTTGTCTGAATCTTGTTCAGCATATTCAATTAAGTTATCTACTTTAACAGCCATAAGCTCTGCAAATCTACCATAGTTATTTTTATATGGTTTAATTTTAACAGTCACTTCTGAACCATTACCAATAGCAACGTCCATAGAATTACCATCAGCATCTACTAACTTAGGTGCTGTATTAGCTGACCCATCATTCCTTGATGCTCTCTTACTAAAAGTAAAAGCAGGTTCTTCATATTTTAGTTCACCTATCTTAGTTCTGACCTGATTAAGTCCTAAGTCTTCAAGCTTAGTTGCTGTATCAGAATCAGTAAGAACAGTGATGCCATATTTATGAGGTTCAAACCTCGTGTTAGGACTAGTGATGTTGGCATACATCGCCTTCCCTTTTACATACTCATACATAAAATTCCTCCTTTAGGTTGTATTAAGTTGTGCCATTATATCATGGATTAGATTTTTTGTCAAGTCTTTTTTGTCTCCTTCTTGCATTGTTTCTATCTCGTGTAAATTGTATAGCACTTTGCAAGTCTTCCCATAACTCATCAAGTGCTTGTTTCTTTTGTTCTTTGTTAAGTCTTGTAATGATTTTGATATCAGACTTCTTAGGTATCCAAGTATCCCAGTAAGCTTTGTCCATGTCTTTCCATGTCCAACCTATCTGCTTGTCTAGTGTTGTTGATTTAAAATATAAATTCATAATAACCCTCGTGTTAAAAGTGGGTACTTTACAGTGATACCCAGCACTCGAACATTATCTTTTATAGACACCGAACGACTGTCTTTTTACAAGGGAAGGTAATCGGTTTAGTTCTCATCCCATTTCATCTACAACCTTTTCAAGAAAGGATTTTACAGTAGCTCGAACACCTT